GAAGTCATATCAAACTCTGGGGACATCACTTGCATACCCTGCAAGATTGGATATCGAAAGGCATTTGCTAACGCTGCTGCTGATGGTCTTGGAGTAATCGAACTACCAAAACCTGATGTAAAGGCTGCCGAGGAAATATCTACGCTTTACAATCATATATTTGATATATAGCTAACATATGATTTTCGATGGATTAAATAGGGTATGTATATGCCCAACATGTACAATGTATAGATTGATTAGGGAAAGGAAAGAGATGGCCATAAGACAAAAAATTGATAAGAAACCAGCATCAACCCCCAGCGTTGAGAAGGTTATAGAGCGCGGAGGACACGTTGCTGCTGACCGAAATAACGACCAAGAATGGACTAACTTTTGCCTCCGCATTCGAAAAGACATAGTCGAACGTATGGAAGGTCTAATAAGCCAACGGTTAGGGATGACAAAAACGGGATGGATACTCGAAGCCATACAGGAGAAGTTAAAGAGAGATGAATAATGAAGATCACGGCGATTAGCGACCTCCACGGCCATTACCCTGAACTACCCGGTGGTGATCTTCTGATCGTGGCAGGGGATTTGACAGCTAGAGATAGAAAGTCGGAATATGTGAAATTCTCGGACTGGTATCTATCGCAAGACTACAAAAAGAAGGTGTTGATAGCAGGCAATCATGACGGCTGCATCCAAAGAGGAGACTATTACTTTAACCATGATTGGCTTGGATATCTTTGCGACAGTGGCACGGAATTTGAAGGTCTTAAGATATGGGGATCACCTTGGACAACCAAATTTTCTGGCATGAATCCACATTGCAGGGCTTTTACTTGCGACAGCGACGAACAGTTAGCAGAGAAATGGGCGATGGTTCCAAGTGATGTGAATATCCTCATCACTCACTCACCTCCATATGGCATTCTTGATGAAACCAAAGAAGGAGAGTCTGTCGGTTCTAAGTCTTTGGAAGATAAAGTATTTTACTCTCTCAAGATTGAATTGCACGTGTTCGGTCATATACATGAAGAAGGTGGAAAGATTGAGTATCGTACAAGAAATGCATCGGATAAACATATCAGTGTCAATGCTAGCCTAGTCAACGAGCGCTACGAGCCGGTGAACAATCCTGTGGAGATAGAGCTATGACTTCGATATCAATTTTAGGCGATGGATATTTTGAGACTGTTGCGCAAGAAGACGGCTCAATCCTTGTTCGTCCAAAGTGGATATTTGTCGATGACGATATGCCTCCTGAAGGTGAATATGTACTAGTGAAAAGCGGCGAAGATTCTCCCGTCGGTATCAGCAGATTTATTGATGGAGAATGGGATGTTGGCGGAGGTAGAGCGAGACCTGTTTTTACAAAAAAAGAAAGGTTTATGACATCTGCTAGTGTAGTCTATTGGATGCCGCTGCCGTTACCTCCATAGGTCAATAATGACTAAGTGCGAGTGTGGATGCACACAACATGAAAACGAATTCTTCTGCGCCAAATGCTTCCACAACTTCAATGAAGCAGATAGCTTCCACGAGTTTGAAGGAATGACCTTGTGTTTTAAATGCCATCCTAACGACAGCAACAAACCTAATTCAAAATCCATTGCCTGGGAATTCGTAATCAAGCCCTGTCCTTGGTGTAAGAAGACTCCTAGACTTTCCATATCTTACCACGAACATTGCGGAGGAACATGGCTTTGGTATGTAATTTGCCAGTCTTACGATTGTCCAATAAAGCCTAAAGGTAGAGAGATAGGTGTCAGGAATACATCTAAGACCTCTTTAGAGCGTCAATATAATAAGATCATTGATATCATTTATGAATGGAATTGCTCCAATCCAATACCTCCTTATGAGAAAACAATTTTCTACCCATTAGTAAGATGATTGACGAATCCGAAGACTTCCGCGATGCAATTGATCGGCAGTTTATTTATGAGGAGCTGGATAACCAGATTGCTACTCTGTTCGACCGCGAGCAAATGGTGCTATGCCTTCGCTTTTGGAGTAAACTTACTCTGAAGGATGCTGGCGAGATTGTCTGTGTTCAACGTGAGAGAGTACGACAGATTGAATCAAAGGTCATTCGAAAAATGCGGCATCCTTCGCGCAGCAAAAAGATATCAATCATGCTTTCTGATCTTACGGTAAAAGAATATGAGGAAAGACAGGCCGCAATTAAGAAGAAGGAAGAGCTAGAAGAAAAGCTAGCCAATGAGAAGAGGCAAAGGGAACATAAAGAATGGATCCTACGCAGGAAGATCAAACGTCAGTTTCCTCATGGGCCTCCTGAGTTTCTTTCTTTAGAATATACATCCGAAGGAAAGCCATATATAGGATGCCCAGGGAATCTTTGGTTTACTGTTCCCGATATCATATACCAGGAATGGCTCTCTACATTGATTGAGGACTACTTTCTGGGGAAGCGTTCCCGACCGTCCAACGGCTCTGCCGTGGCAGGCACTTAATAATGTGGCCGGAAGGCTCTGCCCCTTCGTCCTCTGGGCCGTCACCCAGCCATTTGTCTATGTCTATGAGGGCTAGCTTCCCATAGCTCCAAACTACGGCCACGTAAATATTAGAGGTAGCAGGATTCGAACCTGCGGCGCCTAGGGAGACGGTACATTCCCACCGGCGCGCCATCCGTCTGTATCGCCTTATCTCGGCTCATGGCTGGTTTTAGCCTCTCACCCATACCTCTATAATCCTGTCATCTGATAGCTATATATTCCCGCAACTTCTGGAAAGGCAAAATTGTTCTTTTTGAAGTCTGTTGCCCATCCGTTATCTATAGCATCTGTAGTGTCATAGCCACACTCATCACAAACGATGATCTCGCAACACTCATTGACTTCATAAACTGGATGTCGGCACTCGCAATTTGAGCACCACATCGAGCCAATCAAAGCCCATCTTTCTGACATTTTTCGCACCCGTTTTAGGGTCTGATAATTACGATTATGTCAAAAAACGTGTTTTTACGGGAATTTTCAGGTAAAAATGAGTGGCCTTGACGCCCCATTTTCTGACGATTGAACTGGCGCTTTTTCAGCGCTGTCCGTTGCAATTCGGACATGATTTGGACACATGTCCGAATTATCAAGCAACCTCGATGGTATGTTGAAATTCTCGACCGCTTCTTTGTAAAGCCTTCCTTCCATGAACGCCCTTACCAAATTATATAGCCATCGCTCATTCTCGGGCATCTGGTGCTTGCCAAAGTAAATCTCTTCACAAGTGTTATGGTCGGGTGTCACCCATATAAATTGCAAGTCCTGTCCTTTCCTGTAAAGCCACACTGTCTGGTCATAGTCTGGCGTCGGTAGCGTCTGCCGGCAAATGAAGTAGCGGCGCACCACGTTCTCCATGAGTCTTTCTTTCTTACAGATCACCACCACAAAGACGGTTCCCTTCGCATCTACTAGCCCCTTATTGTTGCGCAAGCACTTCTCTATCTCTTCAAAGTACTCTTTATCCATCTCGCGCTGGGTGTCGACTATCCCTTGCTTGGTGTCTGGATTCAGGAGCCTTTTGTATGCCTCTGCACCTACTGTAGCAGTTCTCATTTAGCCTCTCTCTGTCTTCTGGCCTTTGATTCAGCTAGCTTTGTCTCTATCATTGCCGATAAGCCATGAAGTCCTAACTCTCCAAATAGAATCCTCATCCCTGCGGCGAACTGTGTTGAGCCCGTTGTGTCTGTCCTATGGCCTTTGCCCTTTATCTTCTTGTCCTCTTCCAATATCTCTTCAAGGTCATGACTAACCTCATGACCATCTCGAAGCTTTATCTTGAATATTGCTCTTTTGCTCATATGTAGGAAGTGTTGCCTATAGAGTCTATAAGGGATTGATGGCGGGGACTAGGTCTGGGCGATCGTCCCCGCCAATGGATCAGTGATCCGCAAAGTTAATGCGGTCTGCGCCCTCATAGGCATTGCATGTATAAGGGGTTTTCCCCAATGGATCATTCTTTGCGGGCGCCTTCTTAGATTGCTTTGGTGTATCTTTGCCGAAGGCCGCTTGCTCCAACGTCATGCGGAACACCTTACCCATTTCACAACATCTGTTATCTTTGTGAGACATGTGTTACCTATAGTCGTTATCGCCGCCGCGCATCTGACCGACTACCTTTGAATGGTTCTGGCTTGCTTTGGCGTCTATGCCACCGATGGTGTCGTCATATCCATCAGGTAGGCCATATAAGCCCTTAGGATACTCTTTCATGACCACTTCGGTAGGCATGTTGGCAAAGCCTTTGGAGTCTCCACGCATCATATTCATGCGTTTCTCGTACATCCTTTCGCCGCTATCGTGATATTTCTTCTTAGCCATGTGTTCCTCTCAGGTTGAAAACTGCCTTTCGGCAACGTGTTACGTCTAGTCAACCCCTCTAAAAGGCTCCAACCGTTTGCCTTTCTAGTGGTGCTGAAGGAGTCCCTATCTCCTCATTAAGCATGGTAGCATTTTCTTGATCCGTCTGCACTGAATTTTCCTTAATAGTGCGCGCTATTTCCAGTAATCGCTCTATCTGATTAATATCCATGTCTTCCAGCTCTTTAAGAGTTTTTGCCATATGGTAGGTGGCTAGCTGCTGATCCTTGCGGCTTTCCGATATCTTCTCGATAGCCATAGCCCTATTCTCTTGCACCCTTGATATACGCTCGATGCCTAACCCTTGGTTAGCAACCGACTGCGCTTCCAGATTCTTAATCTGTGCCTGCAGCATTTGTACTTGGGCTTGCATTTGCATTTGTGCAGATTGTGATTGCTGCTCTTCCGCCTTCTTCACATTCTCAATGAGCTTATCTTTGTCTTGTAGGGTAGCGGCCTCTAGTAGATCGGCGCCGCTGACCGGCACACCAAGTTCACGAAGCTGGATAAGCTGCGCAAAGCGGTATTGCTTCTGTGTAGTAGTGTTTAACCCTTCTTCGATCTCTACGTCATACTTTCCGAATGCCCTTTGATAAAACTGCTCTGTCGGCTCTTCGCCAGTGATACGTTTGACCTTTCCTGGACTGAAATTCTCTTGAATAAGCTCTAAGAAGATCTTCCCCATCTGCTTCATTGAGAAGTCTAGTTGGTCAAACAGTATCTGAAGTGTGGTTAGGCCTGCGCCCTGGCGCAGCATAGATAAGATTCCCGGCTTGTCGTCGGTGGCCATGCCTAACAGCTCTTCGTTTACCCCGCTTATCTGCTGTATCTCATCACCTAACATCTGGGACAACTGAATCATAGAAGGGGGAATATCAGCAGGCTGTATCTTTTCGACGTCTGACATCTCTGCGTTCTTCTTAAGAGCTAAGCCTTTTCCTTGGCCTTGTAGGAAGACGTCACTGGGATTAACAAGGCTATCCACCTTGTATTTGTAACCGCTGTTAATCTGGCTCTCCATAATGTCGAGCTCGATCACCTTGCGCCTATTGTATAGAAACTGACTGTCGCGTAGAGCTCTGACTACACCTTGAATGCGCCAGGGGAAGTAAGGAAGCTCTGGCTCATAGTAGCCA